GGCTCAGGTAGATGCTATCTCGGCAGCAGTTTCTAATGTCAAGCTCACCGGCGATACTGGTCAGGACTGGATAAGTTTGTTGCAGGCAGCCAACGCCGCCTCAGCTCCGGTTAATCCGTATGCCCTGCCAATCGGAGCGGTAATTAGCTTAGTCGGTGTTATCTTCGGCTTCCTAAAGAAAAAAGAAGCTGCTCAAAAAACTACAGCCCTGACCGAAGTTATCAACGGTGGAGAGATATTCAAAAAGTCTGCCTCTCCAGAAGCCGTCGCAGCATTTAAGACAGCTCAGAACGAAGCACAGAAAACACCAACGACCAAACAGCAGGTAGCCGTCATTAAAGTAATGGCTTAACAAAGGAGAACTTCAGATGAGTCTATATTGGCAGATTTTTTTAATTGTAATAAGTTCCTTCGCCTCGCTATGTAGCGGGCTTGTACTGTGGAATTTCAGGCTGCTTAATTTACGTATCACCAAAGTTGAACAAGACAATGATAACATCAGGGCGGATAACAAGGACGTCCTCCAAAAATTTGGCGAGTGCAAAGCCGACTGTAATCAGAGCTTTGTTAAAAAAGAAGACTGGCTGCGTGAGGCCGGTTATAGCCGTGAGCAGCTGGAGAAGCTTTCAACAACTCTGAATCGCATAGAAGGCAAGATGGAAGTAATGAATAAGCTCCCAGAAATATGTGGAAGCATTGCCAAGGAAATCTCAAAACAAATCAACAAGGGTTAAAATCATGACTGATCCAGTAAAAATTAAAGAAGCTCGCAGACGACTGCTAACGAATCTAAACATCCTTTACCCTGCAGTAATGAGCGTAAAGAGTTTATATAGAACCGTGTGCCAGCTCGACCCTACATACGACACCAGCGTTTACGCCAAAGATATTATATACTTCATCGACAAAGGCTGGGCGGAATTTGTTGATAACCGTATCGGCGGCTATCCAGATTTTGAGAACAAGGTTATCAAGCTGACAGCCAAAGGTAAAGAGATTGCCGAAGGTACAGGTATTGACAAGGCTCTGGAAATATGAAAGACCGCCGAACTCATTCATCGATAGACAAATTGCCTAAGGCTTTGCAAAAGGCTCTTGAGCAGATGCTGGTCGATAATATCTGGCCGGAGGACTTTGTGGGCAAAGCTACTGGCAAGCCTCGCTACAAAGACCTTGAGGCTTACTGCAAGCAAAAGGGACACCCGATTGCCAAGTCCAGTATTGGTAGGTTCGGTAAGCGGATGAGGATATTGGCAAGGATGAAAGAGTCTGGCCTGATAGTTCGTTCGGTTATGGAAGGACTCAGTGAGGAGAACACCAGTCAAACTCAGAAGGCAGTTGCCGAGCTGCTAACTGCTCGCGGGATAGAGATTGCATCGAGTTCTAAGATGAACTCCAAGCAGCTCAAGGAAGTTAGCCAGGCTATACGTGACTGTGCCAGCATAAGCATCAAGGCTGACCAGTACCGCCAAGTTCAGCTCAAACAAAAAGCCGACAGTGCTGCAAAGAATATCGAAGCTATCGGCGACAAAAAACTGTCAGCGGAAACACTTAAAAAAATCAGAGAACAAATTTACGGAATCTTTAAATAATGGTAGCTCCAGCAGTACAACTTTATGATTTTCAGCATCGCTGGCTAAAAGATAAGAGCCGATTCAAGATTGGTCTTATGAGCCGTCAGATTGGCAAGAGCTTTATCGTAGCCCTTGAGGTTGTTGATGATGCCTTGGAAACCGGCGACGACTGGATACTGCTCTCAGCTGGTGAGCGGCAGAGCAAGGAGCTAATGCAAAAAGTCAAGATGCACTGTCAGGCTTATATGCTGGCTGCATCAGAGATACAGGCTGACAGGTTCGACAGTAAAGATACCAGCTATACAATGCTGACCATCACTCTACCTAACGGAGCGAGGATTATAGGCCTGCCTGCTAACCCAGACACAGCTCGCGGCTTTTCTGCAAATGTAGTACTTGATGAGTTCGCCTTCCACAAAGATAGCGACAAGATTTGGGCAGCACTTTATCCAACAATCTCACGCGGTTTTAAAATCAGGATTATCTCGACCCCGCAAGGTATGGGCAACCGATTCCATAGGCTCTGCGTTGGCGATAACGATTGGAGCAAACACATCGTCGATATTTACCAAGCAGTTGCCGATGGTGTGCCTCATAACATCGAAGAACTCCGCAAAGGTATTGACGACCCGGATGCATGGGAACAGGAGTTTGAGGTTAAATTCATTGACGAAGCTTCAGCTTGGCTGACATACGAAATGATTGCAGCTTGCCAGATCGATAGTATTCCAAAAGAGATTGCCTACGGCGATACTACAGATGAATGGCTGGACAAACTGGCAGCCTCAATTGAAGGCCGAGGCTTTGGCGGATTAGATATTGCTCGCAGGAAAGATTTAACAGTCTTGGATATAGAGGATCAGGTCGGAGATGTATTCTGGAATCGTGCAACTATTCTATTCCCAAAGGTTCGACTAACCCTCCAAAAAGAAATGCTTTGGAAAATAATGGACAAGATTCAACAATTAGAACGAATCTGTATCGATTCAACAGGTATGGGAACAAGCCTTGCTGAAGACACTGTTGATAAATATGGCCAATACAGAGCAGAGTGTGTTGATTTTACCAATAAGGTCAAACAAGATATGGCAGTAAGAACACGTCACCTCTTCGAGGACAGGCTGACTCGCATATCGATTTGTCAAAAGTTGAGAGATGATTTGCACGCCGTAAAGAAAACTACAACTGCTGCTGGCAATATCAGATTTGATGCAGAGCGAACCGATCTTGGTCACGCAGACCGCTTCTGGGCGAAGTCACTGGCGTACATGGCCAGCGATGCCGGAACAGATAAACCGGAATTAATTCTATTGACGGCTTAAAATATGACAATTGAAATACATAACAAACAAGAACACGAAGCTAACGAAAAGGCTTCTATCCCATTGAGCAGACTCTGGGATATGGGATTCGACTTGAATCGTAACAAGTCCGGTCGACCGAGCAAACCATATAGCCAGGTCGAATGGGTTTGGATTTGTGTAAATATTATTATCGATGTAGCCAGCTCTATACAGCTCGTTCTTTCTGACCAAGATGACAACATAATTGAAAGTGGAGAGGCGCACGATCTTCTCTTTAATAATCCCGATATGCCGCTGTCAAAATTCCTGCAGGAGACTATCGGTTTTTATAGTCTATACAGGGAGGTTTATTGGATATTCACAGACAAAGAAATGATTCGGCCAAGAAATATCGTAGTTGCTGGCCCGGATCAATGCAGGCCGGTCATTGAAAGAGGTGTAGTTGTTGGCTATAAGCTTCGAACCACTGGAGGTAGTGATATCCCTCTGCTCTTAGAAGATGTATGGCCGATCACCAACTTCAATCCTGAGCGTTCGTTCCTTGGCGTCAGTCCGCTGGAGGCAGGGAAGCTAACTATCAGTTCCAGTCATCAAGCCACTCAATACAACGAGGCAACGCTGGCCAATGGCGCACGGGTCGGCTCGATGCTAACAACTCCGGCAGGTGTTAAGTTGGATGACGCTGAAAAGCAATCGCTTATAGCACAGTTCGATTCAACTCACAGCGGTGCCAGAAATGCCGGTAAAACATTTCTGGCCACTGGCGGACTTGATGTTAAAACGGTCAGCCAGACAATGGTTGAACTTCAGATGATAGACCTCCGCAAATATGATGCTTCAACAATCTGTGCGTTGTTCCGAGTACCGCCTGAAATAGTTTCACTCAATGCAGAAGCCCAGTATGCACACGGCCCCGCAACACAAAGGTTCCTGATGTACACCATCGCTCCACTGCTGGCCGTTGTGGGATACAATCTTACTCAGGGCGTATTTAGTACATTCAAGTTCAAATCATACAAAGGTGTGCCACTGAATCAGTCCAAGAGCTACTGTGGCAAACGATTGCCGCTAATCCGTAAAGCCTCATTCAAAACCGCCAAACTCAAAGCTGTTCAAACGAACCAGAAATTATTTGCCTGGTTCGATGTAGAATCACATCCAGCAATTCAGGAAGCCGAGCAGGACAAGATTGAAAAAGTAATGAAATTTGCCGAGAAGGGAATTCCGGTCAACCAGATAATTGATGTTTATGACCTGCCATTCGATACAGCAGCGATACCTTGGGGCAATGAACACTTTATCGGAATGGGTCAAGTTCCAGCGAGCTGGGTTATGGAAGCAGGGCCTGAAGGCTTTACCGATCCATCACTACCTGAAGGCGGCGATGAGCCTGAGCCTGATGATACTGACAAGGCACTTAAAACAATCGATACCGAAAACGAAAAGGCCAACGAAGCTGCAAGACTCCGCATCTGGAAAAACTGGGTTATCAGCTGGGCTGGCATCGAGCGAGAATATACTGCAGCAATGCGGATATTCTTTTTAAGACAACAGCGGGAACTGGCTGCACAACTTAAAAAAGCTCTATCAGAAACCAAGACGATCAACAAGTCCGAGCCGGATGAGATAATCGCACGTGTGGTTTTAGACCTGCAAAAAGAAAAAGGCAAAGTCCGAGTTATCAATCAGACGTTCTTTGATAAAGCCTCTGAGGTCGGTATCCGCCAGATAGCATCCGAGGTTGGTATTGTCGGTGACCAGCTGAAGGAGTTTGTAGAGACCACAAAACGCAGTGCCGCAATTCGCAGAACTTTAGCCCTCCAGTCCCAGAAGATAAGTGGAATAAATAAAACTACTCAGGACAGGGTCGCTCGCCAGCTCAAGGCGGGCTTGGAAAAAGGTGAAGGCCTGCCCGATCTAACAAAGAGACTCAATGATGTTCTTAGTAATAATCGCAAACGAGCACAATCAATAGCCCGAACATCTACCGGTGGAGCTGTCAGCAGTGGTCGTCACGCTGGTATGAAGCACGCAGGTGTTGATCTCAAAATATGGTTAACCAGTGGTGATGCCAACGTCAGAGACCTGCACAAAAATGCTGGCAAACAATATGCCAAGGGTATTCCGTTGGATCAGCCGTTTGTTCTTGGCGGTGATTTTCTAATGCACCCCGGCGACCCCGGAGCAAGCCCTGCTAATGTTATCAACTGTCGATGTGTCGAACTGGCAGCCAAGGCCAAGGGCAAAGAACTATCTCTGCAGCATTATGTAAATATAAAATTCTTTAGTTACGATAATTTAAAAGAGGTTTAACAAATGGATAAATTACTTGAAAATATAAAAGAACTCGTCGCCTTTGTATCCGAGGAAAAGACAGCAATCAATGAAGAGCAGAGACGAATCCGGTTTGTTATCAGCTCAGATAAAATCGACCGAGACAACGAAAAGATTGAAGTCGCTGCAGTCGCTGCCGCAATCCCTGCTTTCAGCAAAAACCCCGTTGCCCTCTCAGCCCACGCCCATCGAACTGACAGTGGTAAACCATCGGTTATTGGCAGCTGGGATACCGACAGCTTCAAGGCTAATGCCCATACCTCTGAGATGGACTTAATCTTTGCCACTACTGACCTTGGACAGGAATACTTCCAGCTCTATAAAGACAAACATATACGAGCGGTATCTATCGGCTTTAGACCTCTCGAGTGGCACGAAGAGACTGACCAGAAAATCGGCAGGGTCCTGGTTATTACGAAAATTGAACTTTACGAAATAAGTGCTTGTGCTGTTGGTGCCAACCGTGAAGCATTGAGCAAGATAAAATTTTATGATGAAACCAAAGATGCTATTCCCAATACAGTAAAAGACTATTTCGACAAAAAATTTGAGTCAATGGAACTATCCGTTGCCAATCAAATAGAAGAACTCAAAGACTTACTATCCGATTCTGACGGGTTTGCGAAGTCGCTGATGCTCAACAGCGATAACGAACCACCCGTTCCAGCGGAAAATAAAGATGGGCAAGAATTATTAAACAAACTTTTAAAAACTATTATTGAACACAAGGAGTCTTAAAATGGATAATCCCAACAAAACGATGGAAGAGACCATAAAACTTATCAAGAAAGGTCTGGAAGACATCACAAAGAACAAGGCGACCAAAGCCGAAGTTCATGAGCTCATCAACGACCGTGTCACAATTGACAAAGAAGTCCTGGCTAATATGCCAGAAGAAATGACGACCCTTAAGTCTGAAAATGAAGAATTCAAGACTACAGTCGGTCAGTTACAGAGCCAAATCAAACAACTACGTACCAACAGGTATACAGCCCTGAAAAACTCTGATGGCTCATACAATGGTATGTTTGCTAATCCTGCAGAGGCGAAAGCTTTCGGCTTGATAGTTATGGCAGGAGCAACTGCTAACAAATCAGTATTGTCAGCCAAACATGATGCCATCAAAACGGCTCTCGATAATATCGGGATCGAGCCGAACTGGCTCAATGAAAAAGGTCTCAAAATTATGACTGGCACCAGCCAAGCTGGAGGTTCTGCTCTGATAACCACCGAGATGATCCCGAATCTAATCGCTCTTTTCGAGCAGTACGGTGTCTTTGAAGCCAATGCCCTGGCAGTACCTATGGGAGCAGGCTCTACTCTTCAGCCGAAAACTGATGCGATGCTTGATTTAACCTGCCCCGGTGAAGGTGGCACTATTGACGCTGGAGATCCATCTATAGCCTTGATATCGCATACACTCAAAACATTGTGTGCAATGACAGCGTATTCAATGGAGCTCGATGAAGACTCCGCTATTGAACTTGGTGAAATGCTGGCCTTTTTGTTTGTCCGTTCATACGGCTACGGCATCGACAAAATCGG